CTCGCGCACGAAGCCGAGCGGCGGCAGCACTTCGCGCAGGTCTGCGCGCCGGTGTTCTCCGTGTTTGCTGCGGATCGAGCCGACCGAGCCGTGCGGCAGGCGGATGACGATGAGGGAGTTCGCGTTCTGTGCGCAGAAGCGAATGGCGGCTTCCGGGTCTTGAATCTTGTGCAGGATGGCCAGGGCCAGCACGATGTCATAACGCTTGCCCGGATTGAGCTGTTTCGCTTCTTCCATCATCGGCGACAGATCGGCATGATAAAACCTGACCCGTCTTAATCCGCTGGCTTTGCGCTGTTGCTGTGCGATCTTGATGAACGGTTCGTTGTAATCGCAGCCGTCTACCAATTTTGCGCCTGCACGGGCGAATTCCAGCGCGATGTTGCCTTCGGCGCAGCCGAGGTCCAGAACGGTTTTGCCGGGCGCTTCATCCAGCGCCGGTTGCAGTCCGAGCATCTGCTCTTCCAGCGTCCGCTCGCCGTCTTGTATGCCGGGTATTTTCAGCCAGCCTTTTTGTTCCATGCACCGCTCCTCAATTCATCCAATGTCCATTGCGAATCTGCCAGTCGCGCCGCCCATTCTTCGCGTCCGTCCGGTCTGGCTGGCGCTTCGACGTCCGCAAACGCGGTCGAAAAACCGGAAGCGGCACAGTTCGGGTCGGTGACGATCACCGGCACACCGGCGATCAGCGCTTCGATGGCGGCTGCGCTGGAGTGGGTCACCAGCAGCCAGGCGTCGCGCAGATCTTCGGCCAGCGGTTTCGATTCCAGTTTGATGCGCGCCACCAGCGGCCGGTCGGTGTTGTTTGCCAGCAGCCGCGTGACTTTACGGCTCCATCCGGCGGCGCCTTGCGGCCATCCTGCGGCGGTACGCATGAATTCGTCGCTCTGCCCGCACACGACGATGTGTGCGCCATCCTTGCGCCACGGATGCACCTGCACTCCCAGCTGCGCGAGACGCTTGCCGTCGGACGCTTTGTGCGACCAGCTTTGCAGCGCGTTGCGTCCGATGCGAAAATGTTGCTCGCGCGCCTTATCGAACCATGCATTGTCCAGCCAGTACCATTGCCGGCGCGTGGCCACCGCCTGCTGCCATAGATGCATCCATGCGGGCCGCACGCCGTAGAACGCGGCATCGCCTTCCATCAGTTCGCCCGCCGCGGTGCTGGATAGCCTGCCGCCGCATCCAGCAGCGAAGGCCTGCAGCACGCGCTGCGACTTTACTTTGTCAGGCTGTGCGTAGCAGGTGATCAAAAGCGACTCCGGATTCGATCTCGGCCAGCGACCATTGGGCCCAGGCAAGTCGCTGTAAAACGGATTCTCGCGATGCAAGGCCACCGCGATCTTCCAGTTTTTCTATGCATTCCAAATGTTTATCAGCCGCTTCTCTGCATATCCAATACGGTGATTCGCAGATCACCGGAATCCCGGCTACCAAGGCATGTATTCCTGCACTGGATGCCCAGATCACTACCACGCTGGCGCCAGCGAGGTCATCCTGCAGCGGACGCTTGGGCGGCACGTTGCCGGGATGCGGGCGGACGCGGATCTCGCGGCGGGTGAGTTTCTTCAGTCGCTGCGCGACATCATTGGCCCAATCGCACGGCATGATCATGCCCGGCATGCCGAAGCTGCGATTCGGGCATACCAGAATGTGTCCTTCCCCGTGGAGGCGAAAATCCTTCAGTTCGATCCCGAGTGCTTCGAAGCGTTCGGGGCCTCCGACGTTCCACTGGCCGGCGCCGTTGTGCGCATGGCGCGCCAGTGCATAACGCTGTTGGCCGTTTTCGTCTTTGCCGAGGTAGCCATTTTCGGCCACCACAACGATGCCGCCGAGTTTTTCAAAGCGGGTCGCCAGATCATGGAATTCACCGTAGCGGTTCCAGATCAACAATACGTCGCCGGGTTTGCAATTCTCCGGACGGGTGGTGTGCACCTGATACCCCGCCTGCTCCAACCCTTTACTGAAACATTCATGCCGGTAATGCACTTCGCGGCGGGTCAGGTTATAGGCCAAGGGCATCGGTAATATCCATTTTTTCAAATACGTCGATCGCACTATTCGGCGAGCAGTTGATCACCCTGACGCCAGCGGCTTTTATCGCCTTGGCTGCAGCCTTGAACGATTGCACGTACAGCGGGAACACGGCATCGGGTTCGCGGCGCGGGTGGTCGCCGAACCAGTGCGTCTTTTCTCCCGGCTTGGGTGTATGGCCATCGTAACCGATCAGGATGATCGTTTTCGCACCGGCCAGCACTGCAAGGTTCAGTGCCTGGTAGCCGCTGTTGCTGCCGGTGACCAGGTATTCCGGATCCAGCGAGAGGCCGGTACCGTTGTGCGGATAGTTCTTGTTGCGCAGCAGGTGCACGGCGCCGTCTTCGATGTTGGCGCCGGTATTCTGGATGCTGCATTTTTCTCCGGCGAACTGCCGGAACTCGGGTTTATCTTTGTGCCAGTGCCACCACTCGGAGTCCGCGAAGTAGCAAACGTCTGCACTGGGTGCTATTCGGTAGGCGTCGTTGACTGCGATGAGGCAGCATCCCGCTTCTGCTGCTTTTTCGACTTGCCCCTGGGTGAGACTGGGTCCACCACCGATGCAAACAACGATGCCGCCATCCCAGGCTTGTTCGACGATGCTGAATCGGTCGAGGGGCCAGCCGGGACGGCGGCTAAGGATTTTTTTTCTGTAGCACCCACAGGTTTGATTTCGCTCGGGCCGATGTTGACCAGCTCGACGCCGCCAGCGTCGATCAACAGTCTGGCGCGCGATGGCGTCATCCAGACGATCGATCCGCCTGCGCCCTCTGCAATGATGCAGCGCGGTTTGATGCGCACTTGTGTGATCTTGGCTTCCATGGAGATGCTCCAGAAAAACCCCGGCATCGCCGGGGTGATTGTTACGTTACAGCTTAGCCTGCGTAGCTGATCGCACCCTTGACGATTGCAGCCGAGCGGTAGATGGCCAGCGCCAGGCGTTCTTCTGCCAGAACAGCGACCATGTTACGCACGAAGAAATCGGCGTGTTGTTCGGCGATGCGCACCGTTGCATTCTCGCGGTCGAACACTTCCGCTGCGAGGGTGAACGCGCCGGCCAGGAACTGGCCTTGGGTCTGGCTGGCTGTTGGGACGACGTCCTTTCCCCATACGCGCGGTGCGACCATTTCTTGAGGGCTGGAGAACAGGTACCGGCCGGTGGTATCTTTCAGCAGCATGATGTTGGTCGAGTCCGTTGGGTGCAACACAACGCCGCTGGCTTCCATGTTTTGCAGGGAGATCTGCAAGAAGGCCTTGAGCAGGGTGTCCAGCGCGGTCTGGTTGGTGGCGCCGCCGGTGAATGCGGTTGCGTTGGTTACCAGGCCGCTCAGGTCGCCGGCCGTGCCTGCACCGTTCAGCAGCTCATCTTCTTCCTTCAGCGCCAGGCCGTAGCGCAAGCGACCGTCGATGAAGCCCTGCAGCATGGGCGCATCGGCCAGCACCTGACGGGAGGCGGGGATAAAGTGCGCCAGCGTGACGACGGCAGTGTTGGCCAGCTCGAACGTGATCGCGCTTTCCGCTTTGATCTCACCTTCACCACCACTCACGGTCGGCGATGTTGCGCCGCCTTGAGGTCCGGCATTGTTGGTGAAGAGTGTTTCCTTGGCGTATTCAACCAGGCTGGACCCGGTCGTGTTGTTGGGGATCAGGTTGCGAATGGTGAGGCGACGCAGCTCGGGGATGATGATGCCTTGCAGGCGATCGCTGGGCACCAGCGGTTGGTTTTGGCCGGTGGCGTTGACGATGGCGGTTTTGTGGAAACTGCCCACTTCAACCGGTTGCATCTCGGCCTTGCCTTTCAGCGTCATCCCGGCAGCCTTGAACTGTTCGGATTCGGCGACAAGCTGACCAATCGACTTACCTTGAGAAATGTTGGTTGCAGGTTTATGCGCAGCCTTTTGCTCGACTTCCAACAGGCGATCGCGCAGTTCCTTGAAATTGGCCGCGAGTTCATTTCCGCTTTCGCCCAGTTTTTTCAGCTCTTCATTGGTCTTGCCGTGCAATGTGCCTTCCTTGCGCACTTCTTCGAGGGCATTGGAAGCGAGATCCTGCGATTTCTTGATGTTTTCTTCCATCGCCTTGAAGGCTTTTTCGGTGGCCTCGTGCAGTTCTTTGATGTTCTCCGGCGCGCCATACAGGCACAGGCGTTTGCGGGCATAGCTATCAGCGAACGCAGCCAGCACGGTCAGCGGCATAATGACGAACAGCAGGAACATGGCTTGCAGTGCGGCATTCAACAGGATGCCTGCGTTTTTGATGAATCGCATCATGATTGTTTCTCCATAGAAATTGATTTGAGGAATTTCAGATATGCATCGCCGTCCGCATCCCCAGCATCCCGCCGGTATTGCACTGACTTCCAACCACCCACGGCGATGTCTTTTGCCTGGGCTATTGAGAAACCACCTGCATCCCGCAGGAAGTCCTCGAATTCTCTGATCGTGGTGATGTTGCCGGCGGCCTTGACTGAGTCGATGCCGGCCAACGGATTCATGCCGAAGGTGACTGGGCTGATCTCCCATAGCTTGAGCGACTTGAGTTGGCGGATGCCGGACTGCATGATCTTGGCGCCGCCTTCGAGCACGTCGTAGCCGATGGACATGCCATCGAGTGCGCCGCCCTTCATCAGGGCATAGGCGCTGCGCGCGCTGGGTGCTTCCAGGATGAGCTGGCCTTGGAAGTACAGGCCTTTGTCGTCCTGTTTCACTTCGGCGGTGCCGATGGGGTCGCTGGTGCGGTGCTGGTTCAGTATCTTCACGCGGCCGTCGCGGCCTTTGAGGATTTCCTTGAAGGCGCCGCGCTCGATGACGTCGCCGCCGAGGTCGACATTGCCGAAGATGCTGGCATAGCCTTCGAAGCTGCCGGAGTCACCGAGGGCTTTGAGTTCAAGCGGGAGTCCGAGATATTTCATGGTTTTGCTCCTTGCGTCGTCGGTTTGCTGTTGCTGCGGGCAGCGATCAGCCCGGCCAGCTGGTCGAGCATGGCCATGTTGCTTTGCACGGTGTATTGATCCATCGCCGGATCGTCGACCTGATTGCGGTTTTCCAGGGCGCGCACTTCGTTGCGGTTGAAGACGCCGTTCTGCAACAGGATGCTGTACAGCATCGAGCGCGCAGCGCTATCGGCACGCATCAGCGAGTCTGCGTTGTAGCGGTAGAAGTAGGTGCTGCGGTCTCCAGGCTTGAACAGTTTGCGCGCGGCGATCTCGTCGCGGCGCATGTGCGGCATCATCGTGTAGGTGACGAATTCTTGCGATAGCTGTTCGATGTTGTTGTTGGTGGCCTGCTCCAGGATGGCGACCATGTGCGGCTTGATGTTGAGCAGCGCGCAGATCTGCGATGCGGTGAGCTGGCGCAGCTGCAGGAACTGCGCATCGTCCGGCGTGAGCAGTCCGGATGTGACTGTCATTCCGCCTTCGAGCAACATCGGTTTGCCGAGATTCTTCAGGCCGGTGTGCATTTCCAGCAGCTTTTCGTTGGCTACTTTGCGCTGCTCGTCTTTCAGCCATTGTGGGATCGACACGATCGCGCTAGGCATCAAGCCCTGTGCGAACAATTGCGCGTTGTACTCTTCGCCGGCCAGCGAAAGGCCGATGGTTTCGCGTGCGCACTGGATGGGCGAGAGTCCGACCAGTCCGTCAAAACCGAAGCCTTTGCGGTGCCACACTTTCTCAGCGGGATACCATTCAAGTTTGCCGCGATCGTTGAGTCCGTACCTGATCTCATAATCAGTGGATGCGTCGCGCTTCACTTGCCAGCGCGATGACGGAACCGGATACAGCGACATCACGTTGCCGTCGCCCCTGCGCTCGATCAGCGAGTAGGCGTTGCCGCGCGCGGCCAGGTTGGTGGTGCTGGCCTCGCGATATTCAAGACCGTTCATGTCAGAATTCGGCTGGTGGATCAGCACTTCGGCCAGCGGATGATCGACCTTCTCGGCATTGCCGCTTTTTTGCAGGCGGTAGATCGCCGAGGGCATCGTGCCCATCGTTTCGGCAAGCAAGCGGACGCAGGCAAAGAATGTGGTGACCTGCATCGCCGTCGAGTCGTTGACCACCTTTCCGGTGATCGAGCGACCGCCGCCGAGCATGGAAGACAGCTTCTGGCTGTTCTCGCCGTTCTCGGATATGGAGATGGTTACCCCGCTCCTGATCGCCGCTTTCTGCGCCGCCCAGAAGGCGAGTTTGCTCAGTATGTTCATACGGCGGCGGAGCTCCTTAACCAGTCGTCAATGCCAGCTTCTGCCGGGGCTTCCAGCATGGCGCGTGAGTGCGCAATGATCAGCGCGGTGGCCGCGTCGATCTTGTTGTCTTCATTCGATTTGCGCGGGAAGATGTTTTCGTTCGCGTCTTCCCTGCATTCGACGTTCGATAGCATCCAGATGAAGGCTGGATTACCGTCATGGTGGAAGCGTCCTGCGTCCACCAGCGCGGCGATGTCCTTCATCGGGTCGCTGAGGTACTTCGATATCTGCGGCACGTCCAGTACGGTGAGGCCTTCCTTTTCGAGGTTGGCGCCGAGCTGCGCGCTGTTGTGCTGGTCCTTTGCTGCTTCGCGAATCTTGACCTTACCCGCTACGACGAGGATGTTCTCCTGGATCAATTCCAGATCGGTCATGCTGCCGGGGGTCTCGATCAGGTATCCTTGTACAACCCACCCGCGGTAGTGCGCGTTCTCCGGCTTCTGCACTGCCGCTTCCGGCAGGTAATTGCGGCTGATCGCGTAAAAATGGCGCTTGCCATCAATCATCCGGCTGAACTCATAGACCTCGGATGCGATGTCGCTCTTGCTGGCGAGATCCAGACCGAGGCAGCATTCTTCACCGCCGAACTGTTCAAGTTTCAGCGTCTCATCCGCGCACTTCTGCAGATTCTCCAGGTTGAGCCACGGATCGCGCGCGTTCGTCCAGATATTGAGGTGCTTGGTCTTGAAGGTGCTTTGCTTGCGCGGATCGGTGAGCGCGTCGCGCAACGCGGACAGCAGGAATTCTCCGCTGACCGATACGTCGTAATTCGGGTTTGCCTTGAGCAGTGCTTCTTCGCTGGTCCAGTCGTCTTCGGCATCAATGGTGTAGATGATGATGAAGCGACGATCATTCTCGATGGTGCCTTCGAGAATCTTCTGCCCTGTCTGCTGGTGCTGGTAGCACGGCCCGCCGATGTTGCTGCCCGAGGTGGTGATGGTCAGCAGGATCGGCTGCGATCGCGCGCCCATTCCGGTCTCGCCGGTCTCGTACATTTCCGCCGTCTGGTGTTCGTGGTACTCGTCCACGATCCAGCAGCTGGGTGATGCACCATCACCCGGCTTGCCGATCACCGGCTCGAACTTCGAGTTGGTGTCGATCACTGCCAGGTTGCTGATGTTCGGCACTACGCCGTAGTAGCTGCGGTATTCAGGCGTTGACATCGCCATCAGGCGCGCCGGCCGGAACACTTCCAGCGCTTGTTCTTTGCTGGTGGCGCCGCTGTAGACTTCTGCGCCGAACTCGCCGTCGGCAGACAGCATGTACAAGCCGATGATCGCTGCCAGAGTTGACTTGGCGTTCTTGCGCGGCACAAACAGATCCACCACGCGAAAGCGGCGCTTTCCGGTGGCCGCCACGATCCAGCCGAATGCGCTGGCCAGGATGAAAACTTCCCACGGTGCCAGCCTGATCTTCTCGCCGCGCGCTGCCCAGTCGCCCTTGATGTGCGGCATGCGCTCTGCGAACTGGCAGATGCGCTGTGCTGGTCGGTAGGTCTTGCCCTTGATGTCGACCAGCTCAGGATTGAACTGGTAGATCCATCCCGTCTCTGCGCGGGCCAGGTCGTTGAGGTGGCGCTGGCATGCCAGGCGCACCCATTTGCAGGCAATCTGCCTGCCTTCAACAACGTCACGCGCGTACTGCGTCGCGATCTCAGCGAAATCCTTCTCGCTCATATCGCGCCGAAGCCGCCTGCAGTCTTGCCCTCAACGTCATCAAACAAGTCTCGTTGCAAATAGTTGCTCGGGCTAACGCGCCCGCGTGAGCTGGGTGACATGCCGAAGTTGGATAGGAACTTGTCCACCTGACCGCGCATCTTGTTCGCGATGACCCACCAGGGCGAGTAGATGACATTTCCGTTGGTAGTAACTTCGGTCATGCCGTCACCGCCTGTGTACTCTTGTCCAGCCGCTTCAGCTTCGGCCATCTTCATCTGAGCGGCCTTCATCTTGCGCGCCAGCATCTTCTCGGCGTAGACCAGCTCCGCCCAGCTCGACAAGTACAAGCACAACGCCGCGCGGTCGATCTTCGACACCAGACCGTAGCGCACCAACTCATCCTTGATGCGTCGGTACTCCTTCTTCGCCTCCGGCAACAAGTGCGACGGTACGCCAGGCAGCTCGATCTCCGGCTGCAGCGAGTCCATAAGCTGGGCGGAAGTTTTCTTGCTCGGGTTTCCGCGCAAGACATGGACGTTGGACGGAAGTGTTTTCGGTCCCCGTGATCCCATGACTAAAACTCCTGAAATGAAAAAACCAGCCGGAGCTGGTTTGGTTTTTTGTCTGTGCGGACGTCTGGACTTACTAGGGGTATCCCCCCCCTCCCCCAATACTCCCGCACACAAAAATTTGGT